GGATCGAGGATGTTCACGCCAGCGGCCCGCCGGATATAGGCCGCGTAGTCCTTTCCCGATTCCATCGTGCAATCGACGTCGAGGGTGATCCCGGCAATGTCTGGACCGGAATGGCTTCGTGAGACCACCCGGCCCTGCGCGATGCCGACGAGCATCACGTCGTGCGCCACCCGGACCATGTCTCCCGGCCGCGCAACGATGTTCTCCATGTCCATGCGGACGGTGAGCCGCTCCGGCCGCAGCTTCGCCACCGCCATGTGGTAGCGCGCATCGCGGAACGCCTGCTCGGCGTCGGTCACGCCCCAGAGGTCGAGACGATCGAAGACCGTGGCAGTCGATTTGCTGAAGCCGTCGCTGTAGACGATGATCTCGTCCTGCTGGTAGCCGGCCGCCGAGCTGACGAACTGCACCCGGAGCGCGTCCGGCATCTCTGGAAACACCCGCTCACCGGCCAGCGACACGATGTTGCGCGGCGTGATCATTTGCACCGGCGTCGTCTGCGCCACGTCTCGCTTGATCGAGTACAGCCCGTCCTTCATCAGGAAGGCGCCGCGGCCGGTCGCCGCGACATCGCGCAGCACCTCGAACAACGATGTCTGGTCCTGGATCACCGCGTCGCAGGTCTGCTTGGCCTTGGTGCAAGCGTCGGCCCAGTCCTGCAGCGCCGGCAGGTCGATCCTCGATGTCGCGATCGGTTTCTTCAGGTGCGGGCCCTGCAGCATCCGCCGATAGAGCGAGGCCGGGTTGCGCGTCTCGACGTCGGTCGCCCAGTGGGTGCCGGTCCATGCGGGGCAGATCGAGGTGGCGATGCAGCTCAGGTTGTCGATCACGCCGTTGAGCTGATCGGTGGCTTTGATCCTGACGGCGATCAGCGCCAGCGGCACCGGCGCGTTGATCGGATGCTCGTTGCGGACGCTCCGGATGGCGATCCATTCGACGGCATCGGAGAAGATTTTGCTCGTGTGGTCAGGGTCAGGCGCGTCGTCGGTCAGCCGCCGCATCCGGATATTGTACTGGCCCCGGGCCGGAAACTTGATGCGCAGCGAGCGCCGACGGGTCCGCGGCAGCCGCTCCTCATAGGTGATCGTGCCAGCATCCCACCAAGCGGCGGTCGAGCCGACCTTGCGATACATCACCTGGAAGTCGATCCGCCAGACCTGCCACTCGCCGTGCTTGGTGCTGTATTTGCCGACGCCGTTCGGCGCCACCGTGTCCACGATGACCTCGTCGATGTCGAGCGACGAGAGCCGGGTTTGCCAGCCGACCGACTTCGGCATGTCGATTGCGAAGTCATCCTGGAACACGGTGCCGGGATAGAGCGTGATCGGCTTGTCGTTGGCGTAGCCCTGCCTGACCTCGATCTCGACATCCTCGAAATCGCCGATCGGGGTCTCGCCGATCTTGATGTCCTTGATGGCGAGCGGCCCGTAGCCGACCAGGAACAGCGAGCGGAGATATTGGTCGTCGCCGACCGCCTCGACGTAGTGCTCGGCGCCAAGCAGCGGCACCATCAGGTGCCGGCCGAGGATGAGCGGAATGGCGCCGAACGGATCGGCCCGGTTCTGTGAGCCGCGGATGCCTGGCAGACTCACCAGGCTGTCGCGGGAGCCGAGCGCGCCGCGGCCCTGCGTCGGCGGCGGAACCAGCGCGTTGACGATCAGCGAGCCGGCAAGCGTCACGCCGGCAATTGTCAGGCCGGAGACGATCGAGGCGGCGCTGCCGGTCGCGCCCAGCAAGCCCACGACCGCCGGTCCGGCCCATGCCGCCGTCACCAGCACCGCCAGCATCAGCACGCCGCGCAGCACGTCCTTGCCGCCGCGCACCCACGCCCGGAACTCGACCCGAGTGCCTGGCTTCGGCCGGATGCGCCCGTGCCACTCGTTCGGAATCCGCTCACCGGCGATGAAGACGTTGACGTAGGCGCGGGCCCCAGCGTCGGGGATGACGATGCCGAGCATCTCGGCGATGGTCAGCCCCGACGGCAGCTCGCGGTCGACCAGATCGGAGCGCAGCGGATGCGGGCGGCCGACAAGCCGGACCAGCCCCTCGCCGGGCAGGAGAACCTCGCCCTTCAGGGGCGGCGAAAGGCGGCGATCCGTCGCGACCATGGCCCGCTCGTGTAGGACTCGACGCAGGAGAGCGCGCCGTCGCGCGCATGCAGCATCCGGCCCCCGCCGATCACCAGCCCGATGTGCGCGACCACCGCGCCGAGCCTGAGAAACACCGCGTCGCCGAGCGTGGGCACGGTGATCGCGATCGACAGCCAGCGCGCCTCGGCGTCGATCGCGCCGGCCTTGGAGACCAGGTCGTCGTCGTAACGGTCGGCGAAGTCCGGCAGGCGGCGGCCGAAGATCTCAGAGTGCACCAGCATGAAGAGCCCCCAGCAGTCGATGCCGTCGCGGTCTCGGCCGTGCTCACGGTAGGGGATGCCGAGGTAGTGTTCCACCCACAGCGGCATCATCGGATGCCGACCTTAGCCGTCTTGACTGCCCACTCCCCCAGCCGCTCGGACAGGCGCCGGTCATCTATGGGAACACCAATCCTCATACATAGACCGGCGCCTTTCGCTATGACGAAGACCACCCACAGCCGCCAAATCGGAACGGTCACAGTGATCTTGATCTTGCTGATGGTCTGGCTCATCGGAACAACGCCGGGGTAATCGCCGGGCTGCAGACGTGGTGCGGCACCGCAGCGTTCAGGATGTCTTCATAGGCCAGGTCGAGCTCGGCCGAGGTGCCGTCGTACTTGCCGAGCCGGCAGGCGAACTCGTAAGGGCCGAGGTCGGTGATGTCGGGAAACATCGAGCTCACAATGGTTATCGTCGCGGTCAACGGGTTGTTGGTCACCGAGCGGATGGCGGTCATAAACAGCAGGTTGACGTTGTCGATCCTGACCGCAGCCCGCGGCGGCGCGTCGTCGCCGGCCGAGGCCAGCGTGCCCTTGAACGGCTGCGCCCGGTAGGTCTTGCCGAGGCTCACCACGTCCTCGGACCAGTCGCTGGCGCGCAGGGTGAAGCTGTCGCCGACCAGCGTCAGCAGCATGATGAAGGCGTTGTTGTCCTCGGTCGCGTAGACCTTTTGCCTGAGCGTCACTCCCACGCCTCCAGGCTGAGATGCAGCGCCCAACGGCCAGGCGAGATCTGCTCGACCGCATAGCCGCCATCGGTGAAGCGGACCGCCCGCGTGGTGCCGGTGCGCGGATCGGACCAGTCGAAGGTGATCGCGCCCATGCCGATGGTGTCGCGATACCACATCTCAAAGTTGGCGATGTCTTCGCGGGTCACGCCGTAGCCGGCCTCGATGGCATAGAGCGCCAGCGACGAGCGGCGCCTGACCTTCGGTGGCCCCACCTCCATCTGCGTCCGCACCACGGCGTTGGTGCCGCCCTTGACGTTATACGAGCCGTAGAGCGGGCAGTCGGTGAGCGGGAACGTCGGCATCAGAGACCTCGCGCCCGACGCGCCACGCCGAAGCTCGTGCGCATCTCGCGGTCGAGCGAGCCCTCGGAGAGCAGGCCGCGCACCTTGTCGCGGATGAAGATCTCGATCTGCTTGGTGCCGCCGGCCCCGGTCTTCTGCTCGACCTGGGTTCCGACCGGAGCGTTGTGAACGTTGACCACCACGCCGCCCATGCCGGCCGGCGTCACCGTCTCGCCTTGCTTCAGGATGGCTGGCACCTCGCCCGGGCGCAGGCCGGCGATGCCGCCGCTGTGGTAGCGCGGCGCGCCGATGAAGGCTGCCGGCGACACGCCGCGCCCCACGTAGCCGCCCTGCCCGGCCACGCCGCCGCTGTGGAACATTCCGGGGAAGACGCTGCCGAGAAGGCTGGTCGGATTGCCGGCGCCCGCGAAGATCTGCTCGAACGCCTTGGTCAGCACGATCCGCTCGAGCATCTTCACCAGGTCATTCAGCACGTCGCCGACGCCCTTGGCGTTGATGACGATGTCGGCGAAGCTCTGGGCCGTGGCCTCGTTCTGCTTCTGCACATCCTCTATCGCCTGAGTCACCAGGTCGTGGTGGTGCTGCGATATGCGCTCCATCAGCTCGAGGTTTCGCTGAGCATCCTTGGCAGCCTTGTCGATACCGCCGCCGCCACCTCCCCCGCCGCCGCGAACCGTAGGCTGCGCCGGAGTGATGACAGTGCCGAGATTTCTGAACGGGTCAGACACCGAGGCCGGGACGCCGGTGACGGTGAAGCCGCCGGGCAGGGTAGCCGGGTTGACCGGAACGCGGCTGTCGTTGATGCGCTGCTGCTCGGAGCTAACCCGCGCCGCCGCCGCGATGGCCCGGCCGCTCGCCATCTCGGCCCCCTGCGCCGCCGCGAGAACTTTCATCCATGACGCAGTCAGCGCGCCGGCCGCCACGGCTGCCCCGTTGGTGTTGTCCCACAGCGTCTTCGCGGCCTGCCCGGCGCCGACGACCTCGGCGTGCATATCCGTCAGTGCCGGCTTTGCCTTCGCGTCAGCCGTCGTTGCGATGGCTGCGAGGAGGTTGGCCAGATCCTGGTACCGACCGACCAGTTGATCATCCGTGGCGTCGGCGACCCGCTGCATGGCGTCGGCCAACCGCGCCGCCTGCTCCGTGCTGATCTGGAGCTTGTTCGCCATGTTGGTGATGTGATCGATCACCGTCTGCTGGGCACCGATCTGCGCCGGGTCGATCCCGAACTGCTCGCGACCGGGTGTCAGCAGCGGCACCGCCTCCTGGCGGTCCTTAAGCAATTCACGCATCTGCGTGCGCACGGCTTCGATCTGCGCCCGAGCGCCGCTGGTGGCGAGATTCTGCAGCGAGGCCGTGAAGATGTCGGTGGCCTTAGCGGTCTCGATGCCTGCCGCGGCGAGGTCTTTCAGGGACTGCTCCAGACCCTTGACGTTCTCGCTGACGTCGACGCTGGATCCACCCATCCCTTTCAGGGCTGCGACCAGCAACGGAATAGTGGCGGCGGCTATACCGACTGCCGCGCCGACCGGACCGAAGACGGTCAGGAGCTGCGGCGCCTGCTGCGAGAACGCCCGCACCGCGCTGGTGCCGCTGGCTACCTGAACGGTGAAGTCCTGTAGCTGGTTGCTGACGTTGACGAAGCCAGCCCGGAAGCGGCGCTGCATGCGCTCGGCCGACACTCCGGCGCGGTTGAAGTTGCCCTCGACCACGTTGCCCATCTGCTGGGCCCCGGTCTTGACCTGGTTGAGTTGATCCTTGGTGACGCCAGCGGCCTTGGCGAAGGCCCGCTCGTAAGCCTTGAAGTCGGCCGACATCTGGACGACGAGTTGCTCGAGATCAGTGGCCATTCACGTACCCTCGCTCCTGCATCCAGGCCCAGATCTCGTCGCTCTCGGCCGTGGTCATCCTATCAGCATCGTCGGTGGAATTCGCCTCCACGTAGCCCGTCGTCATCGCGCCAAATCGCCAGAGGCTCATGCGGGCTATCTCGCTGGCGGCGATGCCGACGATTCCGCACCAGGCATAGACGTCGGCGAATCTGAGCTTGCCTCGGGGAAGAGGCTCTCGTTCTCGTCGGCGTCGTCCGGATCGCTTTTTTTTTGATCGTCCGGCGGCTCGTCAGGAGCGCCATCGAGCCCTGCCCGCAGGACGGCCAGCGCCGGCGCGAGGCTCTCGCCCGGTGGCCGCGCATGCACGTAGAGCCGCACCTTGGCCAGCGCATCCTTCGGCGACATGCCGCCGCCGATCAGGCCGCAGCGGATGATCTCGCCGAGGTAGCGCGGTTGCAGATCCTTCACCGCCTCCGGCTTCTGCAGCATGATCGCCGTGCCGAACAGCAGCGCCTCGAGATACCACGGACCGCAGTCCGTCGCCTCCTGAAGCATCTCCCACTCGGCCAGGCCGAAGCGGAACGGATAGGTGCCGTCGGCCCAGTCCAGCGTTATGGCGCCGTCGCGGCTCACACGAAGGTCGAGGTGATCTGGCCCGCGCTCAACATCGAGATGTTCGCCGTCACCTTCTGCCCCTGCTGCGCGGCCATCTGGTAGGTGTTCACGTGCCACTTGCCCGAGAAGGTGCGGATGCCGGTGGTGAACTCGATGCTGACCGTGGCGTCTACTGGATCGGTCGAATACATCGCATCGTTCCAGACATCTTCGGCCTCGGCAGCAAGGACGCCGTCGCCGGTGATCGCCGCTGACATACTCTCGACGTCTCGCTCCATCCAGAACGGCGCGTCGGGATCGTCGCAGTCAGGGATGGCGACCTCCGCGAGATTCTTGGTGATGGTCAGGTTCTTCGACGTCATTCCGCAAGGCGCCGATCCTTCGATGGTGATCACCATCTTCCCCGGCTTGGCAGTGGTCGGCTGTGCCATTGGCTTTCTCCTATGGTTCCTCGACGAAGGCTCTGAAGTCCAGGACGGCGTGGGTCGTCAGGCCGTCAGGGTCGCGCAGCACGAGCGTGCTGTCATGCGAAATCATCACCAGGGCGTTGGCGGTCAGGGTGAGATCGGCATCGTCCAGCGTCTTCTCGACCACGTCGGAAATCGCGTGCGTCTCCGGCGTCCCGACGGCGCGCGACCAGACGTCGATGGTCACCGTGACCTCGGCAGAGCGGATGCAGTCGGTGCTGTCGCGGACCTTCTGCCAGCCACTCAGGGCGACGAACGGAAACTGCGCAATGACCTCGCCCGCCTCGCTGCGCGGCACCATGTCGTAGACCCGGCCGCCGATCAGCGTGGCCAACTCGTTCGACGCCTTCAGCGCCCCGACGATGGCGCCCTGCATCTCGAGGAGCGAGCTGGTCATGCCACCGCCTGCGACGTTGCCCCGGCGGCCACCTCGCGCGCTGCCTTGCGCACCGCGGCACGGATCACCCGCTTGGCCTCGGCGCGGCGGGCCCGGTAGGCTGGGAAGAAGAACGGCCGCTTGGCCATCTTCACCGTGCCGAACTCGATCCAGCGGGCATAGAAGGCGTGGTTGTTGCCGGCATAGATCGTGAGCGTCAACTCGCCGCCGAAGCCGGTCGGAGCCTTGACCTGGCCGAGCTCGGTCGTGCCCTTCGGCTTGGACCGGCCCCAGCGCCAGCCGATGCTGTCGTGCAGCCTGCGGGTCCGCCCCTTCGGCACCAGCCGGCGGGCCAGGTCGACGATCTCGTCAGCCTCGTTGCCCATCGCCTGCTTGATCTCGCGCTTCGTCGCTTCTGGAATAGCCCTCATTTTCCGCAGCAACCGCTCGGCGTTCTGGACGGTCACCGTCACTGTCATGATCCAGCCGCCTCCTGAGCCGTTCCAGCCACCTCGCCCGCCGCTCCTTGCATCCGCATCCCATGGGTCAGAGCGCAACGCCGGGGAACTGGAACGAGAGCTGCAGAACGGTGGTGCTCTTGGCGATGCCGACAAGCGTCACCCACTCGCCAGAGCCGACGTCGGCCACCGGGCAGATGCCGCCGGGCGTATCGCTCTGGTAGTAGGCCAGCCCCACCGTCAGCGGCGGCGTTACGGTCAGGGTGACGTCGCCGCCCTTCTGCGCAGTGATCGGCTGATTCAA